AGCCGGAGCAGGAGTTCGTTCTTCAGGTCCTCGCGGACCTTGTTGTAGCTGGCCACCGATTCCCAGCGGGCGGTGTTGGCCTTGACCTTGGCGATGAACTCGTCGTTCGACAGCTTCGAATCGAGTTCGGCCACCACGTTTAGGTCGCCCGCCATCAGCCGGCGCAGGTACTGCCATGCGTCCTCCTGCGCCAGCTCGAAGAACCGAGGCCCGTACTGCGCCAGCAGCGCGGCGGCTGCCTGCCGCTGCGGTTCGGGCACCTTGGCCAGCAGTTCGCTGATCCGAGTGTTCAGGTCTGCCATGGTCATTCACCCTCCAGCTTCGGACCCCAAGTCAGATCCTTTCGCGCCGAGCGGACGAAAAACCGCCACTGCTTGAAGTTCTCCGTCAGGTAGGCCTTCACCCACGGCTCGACGGCCGGTTGCGTGGTGGCAGCCGCCGGGTCCACGCAGCTCGGGCACGGGTCCACCCGCTGGAGGGCCCCGTAGGCGTCCAGCGCGGAGGTCTCTGCCGCCGTCAGCGCCTCGCCCCGGAGGTACACGTTCCCGCAGCCGGTCAGACCCAGCACGACCAGCACCGCGATGCACATCATCAGCTTCTTCATGGTGTCACCTTTCCTTCCTTAGGTTTCGCCGTCTGACAAAAGGCGTCCTTCAGGACCGCCATGTCCGTCACCTCAATCGCCTCGTCCCGCCGGTCTCTCGCCGTGTACGGGTCGAAGTCAGCCGGTTTGTAGGCCCTCGTCTTCTTCGGGTCGCGGTTTACGTTGGCGATCAGCGCCAGGATCGCCGACGTGTGCGCCCAGTTGTCCCGGCCGCGGGCCTCGGCCATCCACAGCAGCTCTCGGAGCGTCAGCGGACCGGGGTCGATTCCGACGACGGCGGTGAGCTCGTGGACGGTTCGCCAAGGGTCGATTCGACCGCGGCCTCCAGGTCCAGCCGGTCGATCCGCGTCTCGATCCGCCGCACCGCCAGGTCGATCATCCGCCGCTGGGCGTCCACGGCCTTGGCCAGGTCGGTCCGCCCCAGCTTGCGGAAAAAATCGACGAGTTCCTCATAGAAGGCCGTCTGCGCCGCCAGGATGACCTCCCCGCCCAGCGCGGCCCCGAACTGCTCGTCGCTCACGCCGGCGGCGTCGGCCTGCGGCTTGACGAGGGCGAAGATCACGTCGCATAGCAGGATCACGTCCGTGCCGAGCTTCGTCAGCAGCGGCGGGTCGCCCGCCTCCAGCTCCAGCAGGTTGACGTCCAGCAGGCCCTTGACCCGCTTGGCCGCGTCGATGGTCAGGGAGACCGTCCAGGTACGCCCCGCGCTATCGGTGAATGTCTTCATGGCATCCGTGCCTTTCCGTTACGAGCCGACCGTGACCCACTCATCGAACTCCGCGAGCTTGGCCGTCACGCTGACGGTGATCGCCTCCTCCAGCGCCTCGTTCCGCGAGAACGAGGTGATGGAGAAGCTGCCCTTGGGGCCCTGCGCCCCGGTCGTCTCGCGGGCCTGGTCCAGCACGGCAAGCTCGATGGTCGTGCCGGCCAGGAACGCCGCCTTGATCGCGTCAAAGCCGCTGTCGCCCGGCTTCCAGACCATCTCGAACTCGCAGGTGCACTCGCGGAGGGTGGGCGCGGTGGCCCGCCAGCCGGAGTTGGCCCGCGTGGTGATGTCCGCTTCGCCCGCTTCCAGGTTGAGCGTGACGTCTTTGACGTTGCTCATCTCCGTCAGCGTGCCCAGCGCGCCGCCGGCTGCGCCCTGGTAGATTTTCGCGTCCTTGCCCAGGATGAAGGTCGCCATGTCCGTGGCCTCCTCGGCGTGTCACCGGAGGGTGCATCGCCGTGTCATTGCTGTGTCATTTCACGCTGTCCCGCCACATCGCGGGCAGCTTGGGTTTCTCACGCTCGAAGGCGGGTCCCATGAAGGGGCGCGCCCTGTAGCTCGCCATCACGTTGCGTCCCTTTCGCCCGCGCCGCCGGGTCCTGCCGCCGTACTCCAGAAGCGGCGGCGCTTCGGCCGTGCCGTGCAGGGGCGTGGGGCCGATGACCACGCTCCTGCGGGTCGGGTCGTAGCCGAAGTAGATCAGCTTCCGAAGCAGCCCCACGTGCGACGAGGGCGGCTGCCCGGGCTCGGAGACGGCCTTCCGCTTGCGGATGGAGTGCCGGGCTGCCGTCCGCACGAACGCGCCGAACCTGCTGAGCACCTTGCGCGTGCCGCTGGAGACGGCCTTCTTCACCTTGGCGGTGTCGAAGAACATCGACTTGGTCACCATGCCGATCTTCATGCCGTCATCACCTTCAGCGTCAGCGTCAGCACGCTGGTGAACTGCCGCAGCTCGCCCAGGTGCTCGGGCGAGTAGATGGGCACGTTCTCCGTCCGCACCCAGGAGCCGTCGCCGAACCGCCCCGTCGAGCGGACGAAGTCGGCGATCTCCTGGACCAGGCCCATCAGGGCGTCGATTTCGGCGTTGTCTGCGCCGGAGAGCTTCTTCTGCACGGCCACGTCGATCTGGATGTCGCTGGCGGCCAGGCCCCGCCCGGCCGTGGTCATCTCCACACCACGCGGCACGACCGTCACGCGCAGGTCCTTCATGTCCTTCAGGTCGAAGACCGGCAGGTACGCCCGCGCGGCCGTGAAGGGCTGGCTGAACGTATGCCCGTTCAAGGCCGTCACCACAGCGCCCGCGATGTCGGCGATCATGGCCATGCGTCAGCTCACCTTTTTCACTTCCCCGACCAGCCAGTCCACGTCGGGCCTGTTCACGGGGTCGACGGCCGCGAGGGCGTCTGCCAGCCCCGTGCCCTTCGCGGCGTCGCGGCGCAAGACCCGCCCGATGCCCGCCAGGCGCTGGCCGGCCATGTACGCCCGGCGCTGCGGGGCCGTCATGGCGGCGATGCGTGCCTCGCGGTCCTCCACGGCCTGTTTCTGCTCGGGCGTGAGCGAGTCCAGCCGCTCCTGCCGGCGGGCCTCGACCTCGGCCTGGCGCTGCTCGGGCGTCATCCGCATCCGCTCGACCACCTGCTGCTCGGTGGCGCTGAGTTCCATCTGTCGCCTTGTTTCCGCCATGCGATGTTCTCCTACGCGATCAGGCGCGGCGCGAAGCCGTAGGCCTGGTCGAAGACGAAAAGTGTGTCCCCGTCAGTGTCGGTGATCCGACCCTCGCGGCGCATCATGACGATCCTGCCGCCGTCGCTGTTCATCTGGCCGGAGATGCTCATCTCGCGGTACACGCGGACGATGGCCTCCCCGCCGAGGTACAGATAGGCGTCGTAATACAGCCGGAAGTAGCCGAACAGGTCCGACCGGCTGAGGTAGTCGAAGTAGATCGAGGCGTAGTAGTACGCCTCCAGGTAGCCCCAGACGCCCACAGTCAGCCTGCCGTCGTAGTAGATGCTGAGCGTCGAGTAGTACTCCACCGACGCGCCGCCGTTGATCGTCAGCATCCCGCCGTACTCGACGGAGGCCCAGGACCAGGCGTAGACGGAGAGATATCCGTCGAGCGTCATGTCGCCGTAGACGTACAGGTTGCCCGAGTCGGTCACGTTCAGGTAGTTGCGGACCATCAGGCTGCCGCCCGGCTGGACATAGAGATTGCCGTAGTAGCGGACCTCCACGTTGCCGCTGTAAGAGAACTCCGCGCCGCCGTAGACATACAGGTCGCTGTAGTCCTCCACGTACAGGTAGCCGTCGAAGTACGCCGACCCGCCGACAGCCACCTCCACGTGAGCGCCCTGGTAAAAGGTCGAATACGCGCTCCAGTCCTGGTAGAAGGAGCCGTAGACGTACATGCTCGCGCCGTACACCACGTCGAAGCTGTAATAGGGCGCGACGTACACCTGGCCGTAGATGTCCACCCAGCCGCCGTCGGCGCTGAAGTACCCCCAGACGTCCAGGTACGCCCAGGCCCCGACGCTCAAGTAGCCCATGACGTGCAGCGAACCGCCGCCCTCGACGGAGAGGTCCCCGTACACGTCCAGCGCCCCGCCGTAATCCACGTCCAGGCTGCCCGAGATGGAGAGCCAGCCGCCGTTCTCCACGGTGATGAAGCGGTAGTAGCCCAGCGTGAGGTAGTCGTACCCGTCGATGTAGACCTCGTGCCCCTCGGCGACCACCACGTCGTCGTAGGCCAAATCCGGCACGGAGGCGCTGTCCCAGGTATCCGGGTCGCTCCAACTGCCTGACTGGATGGATGTCACCAGTGCCACGATTTCACCTGCTCACGCGAAGATGCGGTACGCCACGCCGTTGCCGCCGCTGACGACGCGGACATACACCTTGCTGGCGTCGTCGATGCGAATGACCAGCCCCTCGTAGTTGCTGGGCATGATCGGGATGTTCTGCCCGATCGAGTCGCCGATGAAGCACGGGTAATAGTTCTGCGGGTTGCCGTAGTTGTCCACGCGAGCGCCCACCCAGACGAACCGGCACGGCATGGACGTGGCTACCAGAGGCTGGGGCGTCGCGGCCGAGGGGACGGTCTTGGTGCCGCCGGCGAAGGCCGTGCAGCCCGCGATGTCGATCAGAGGCGCGCCGCCGGGGCTTACCTCCACGTCCATCGAGTTGATCCATCGTTTGGCCATGTCACGCTCCGAAGATCAGCTTCCACACCGCGCCCAGCGCCAGCGTCACGGTCGAGCCGGCGATGATCCACATCAGCCGGCTCCGCACGGCCTCGGCGGCCTCCAGCCGGTCCAGGCGAAGCTGGATGCCGGG